GTAAACTATTAATAATTTTCTTATGCGTTTACATTGCACTCAAGGTGTAGTATAATGGGCAATGAAGATATTAAATATTTATTGCTAAGTATATTTGCAATAGTATACATTTTTGCATTCACAAGTTTATATTAAGAAAGGAACTCAATGGAAAATCTAGAACCCTCTAAACCTAACAGGAAGAAGTTTGATATGGACTTGAAGTATGGTAAGGTAAGGGAAAAACTTGTGGCAGATATGTTGCAGGACAAAAAGATTGAAGTCAAATCTGAGAGAGATGTATGGCAGAGAACAGGCAACATTGCCATAGAGTATCAGTCATATGGAAAGCCAAGTGGAATACAAACAACTGAAGCAGATTATTGGTTTCATAATCTATGTATAGGAGAAGAAGTGTTCTGTACATTAGTCTTTGATATCAATAGTTTACGTAAAATTATTGATAACTTAGATTATAAAAAGAGTGTGTCAGGTGGTGACCATAATGCAAGTAGAATGTATCTACTAAACTTGCAGAAATTATTTTCATCTGATGTAATTAAAACATTTAAGGGAGGTTGATAATGAACAATTATCTTTACAGATTTTTGGAACTGTGGTATGATTCATAAAAGTTCGCAAGGGAAAAAGTATAGACTTCATAATAGATGGGAAGTTGTAGTCGTAGAAGTATCTCAAAACACTTATGTTGTAAGTGCAGAAAATGAATGGGAAGCCATTGACAAGATGGAAGCTATGGACAAACCAACATTCAAAGAAGATTTAGAATCTGTTATTGAAGTAGTAAAAAGAATTAATTATTCATGATGGAAGAAAGGTATTATGATTACATGGTAAAAAAACTAATAGAGACTAATGACTTGGAAGAGAACCAAATACATTTGATGGAAGGCATGACGTTACCTTCCTTTGAGGACATGGTAAACCACCCACCTCACTACAACAATGCAGGCATTGAAACAATAGATGCTATTGAAGCAATGACTGATAAAGGCTTTGAGTATTATCTTCAAGGTAACATTATGAAATACTTATGGAGATATAGGTATAAGAATGGTGCTGAAGATTTAAAAAAAGCACAATGGTATTTAAATAAACTTATAAAGAACAGAGAAGACTATGAAAAATCTTTGGGATAATGACAAGAAAAAACTCTATAAAGAAATCTATGATGAGTTAATTCATGAAGGATACTCACATCATGAAGCAAAGAAACATGCTAGAGAAGAAGTCGCAGATAAGATTGAAAGTGATACTGACTTTATAAATGAAATAATAAAACAGGAGTATGGAGAAGATGACTAGCCAATATGGATATGATAACTATCATGGTTTTGTAGATGGTAGAAGAGTTGAGTGTGTAATATCTTATGATAAAGACAAAGACTTATATGAATGTATAGTTGCTTATAATAATAAAATAGATAATAAGTATTACTCAATTAAGAAAAGTGCAATGGAAACTATTGCAAAAATATTAACACAAAGTAAGGAATGATATGAGTGAGTCAAAGGTAGTGAAGAAAGGTAGTTGTGACAGGTGTGGTTCATCTGATGCAAATGTATTATATGAAGGTGGAACTAAGTTTTGCTTTTCATGTAGAACTTATTCAAAGGGAGATGATATGGAACAAGTACAAAAACCTATATCTATAAATAGTAATCACCAAAATTTTAGTAGTGGAGTTGTGGATGGTATACCTGATAGAGCAATTAAGAGAGAGACTACACAATTTTTTAATGTCCAAGTCTTACACGATAGAAATCATAATGTGGTCAAGCATATATATCCTTATTATGATATTAATAATAGCCACGTAGGTAACAAGATAAGACTTGTAGCTAACAAAGGTTTCTCTTCAGAAGGTAACTTACCTAAGGCAGTCTTGTTTGGACAGAATAAGTTTACTCAAGGTGGTAAGTATCTTACAATCTGTGAAGGAGAGATTGATGCAATGTCTGCCTATGAGTTACAAGGTTCTAAGTGGGCATGTCTTTCAATCAAGAATGGTTGTCAATCTGCACTCAAAGATATCAAGGCTAACTATGACTATGTAAACAAGTTTGAAAAGATTGTGTTATGTTTTGATAATGATGAGCATGGAAAAAAAGCTGCCACAAAAGTTGCTCAGATATTTGAACCTAACAAATGTCTTATCATGGACATGAGATACAAGGATGCTAATGAGTATCTTATGAAAGGTAAGAAGCAAGAGTTCACTCAAGACTTTTGGAATGCTAAACCTTACACTCCTGCAGGCATACATAACCTTGCAGATATTACTTCTAGGATATATGAAGAAGATAATGTAGAGACTTGTTTATATCCTTATGATGGATTGAATGAGAAGTTGTATGGTATGCGTACAGGTGAACTTGTTACCTTTACTGCAGGCACAGGAGCAGGCAAGTCTTCTCTTATGAGAGAACTTATGCATCATCTTCTAACTAATACTGAACATAATATTGGTGTGTTCTCTCTTGAAGAAAACATAACAAGAACTATGTTACATATCATGTCAGTAGAAGCAAGCGACAGATTGTATATCAAAGAAGTACAGAAGAATTATACCATTGAACAGATGAAAGAGTTTGAGAGAAAGACTATTGGCACTAGAAGGTTCTATGGCTTTGACCACTTTGGTTCTATTACTACTGATGAGATACTTAACAGAGTAAGATACATGGTCAAGGCACTAGACTGTAAGTACATACTCATTGACCACCTATCCATACTTGTATCAGGTATTGAAGGTGAGGATGAGAGAAGAAACATTGACCAACTTATGACTAAGCTACGTTCTCTTGTAGAAGAAACTAGATGTGCTATGCTACTAGTATCTCACTTGAGAAGAGCAACAGGTGATAAAGGTCAGGAGCAAGGTAAGGAGATATCCTTATCAATGCTTAGAGGTTCACACTCTATTGCACAGATATCAGATGCAGTCATTGCACTAGAGAGAGACCAACAAGCAGAAGACCCTGTCATGGCAAATACAACCACAGTCAGGGTATTAAAGAATAGATATGCAGGTGAGACAGGTGTCTCTGCCTACTTGTTATATGACAAGGATTCAGGTAGATTGAAAGAGATTTCCAATCCACTTGAGTCTGACAACCAATCAGATGTAGAGGACTTTTTATGAGAAAATTTGTAGTAGATATTGAAACTGATGACATCAAGGCAAAGGTCATTCATTGTATTGTTGCCAAAGATATTGACAAAGGAGATGTGTTGTCATGGCATGGAGATACACTAAAAGACTTTGCTAAGTGGAGTGAATCTGTAGATATATTTATTATGCATAATGGGATATCCTTTGATGCTCCCATACTCAACAAGCTGACAGGCAGTAAGATAAAACTTGCACAAGTCAGGGACACACTTATCCTTTCACAATTATCTGACCCTATGCTAGAAGGTGGACACTCACTCAAGGCATGGGGACAGAGATTGGGATTTGGTAAGATAGAATATAATGACTTCTCTCACTTCAATGAAGAGATGTTAAAGTATTGTATCCAAGATGTTGAGTTGACATATAAATTATATAAACATTTATTACCTACACTAAAAAAATATTCAAAGAAGTCAATGCTTCTTGAACATCAAGTCAGAGCTATAGTAAACAGACAGGAAGAGAATGGTTTCAAGCTAGACATTGAACAGGCAGACAAGCTATGTGCAAGACTTGAGGAAGAAGCAGACACTATAGAAAAAGAATTACAAGAAATATTCCCACCTATTATTACAGAAAGATATTCTGAAAAGACAGGTAACAGACTGAGTGATAGTGTGGAAGAGTTCAACCCTAACTCTAGACAACAAATCTCAAAGAGGTTGATAGAGAAAGGTTGGAAGCCTGAGAACCTTACACCTACAGGGCATCCTATTGTTGATGAGGGAACACTAAAAAGAATTAAAAATATTCCTGAAGCAAAACAGATTGCTCATTATCTTCTACTACAGAAGAGAGTTTCTCAGATTAAGTCTTGGATACAGGTGGTTCAAGAAGATGGTAAGGTGCATGGTAGAGTCATGACACTAAAAGCAATTAGTGGAAGAATGGCACACAACTCTCCAAACATGGCTCAAGTTCCTGCTTCCTATTCTCCCTATGGAAAGGAATGTAGGTCAGTTTGGATACCAACTAATAATAATTATGTATTGTTAGGTTGTGATGCATCTAGCCTAGAACTTCGTTGCCTTGCTCATTACATGGGTGATTCCAAGTTTACAAAAGAAGTTGTTGAAGGAGACATACATACTGCCAACCAAAAGGCTGCAGGTCTGAAGACTAGAGACCAAGCAAAGACTTTTATCTATGCTTTAATTTATGGAGCAGGACCTGATAAGATAGGTCAGATAGTTGGTGGTGGTAAGACTGAAGGTAAGAATATTATCAATAAGTTTATGTCCAATATGCCTGCTCTTAAGACCTTGCGTGATAAGGTAGACAGAGTAGCCAAGACAGGACTCATAAGAGGTATTGATGGTAGACTACTAAAGGTCAGACAGTTTCATGCATCAATGAACCTACTCTTACAAGGAGCAGGTGCAATCATTTGTAAGGAATGGCTACGACAAATAACTTTAAAGGTGCAACAGGGATATGATTATAGACTTGTTGCATCTATCCATGACGAATACCAATTTGAAGTTCGTAGAGACCAAGCTGAAAGGTTTGGAGACCTAACTCAAAAGTCTATGAAGCTTGCAGAGAAAGAACTGAATGTTCAATGTCCTTTGGATAGTGAATATAAAATAGGAAAAAATTGGTATGAAACACATTAATGGGTTGACATACCTTTTGAGGTGTAGTATAATTCGTTATAATTTAACAAGCAACTAAGATTGCACTAACAAACTAAGGAGTAAGACATATGCCAGTATTAAGTGGTAAAGCCTATTGGGCATCTATTTCAAATCCAAACACTACATTCGAGCCTGTTTGGAGCATTGACCTAGCTTTAGATGAAGCTAATAAAAAGAAAGCTATAGACTCAGGTATAGCAGTAAAGAATAAAGATGATGATAGAGGAGACTTTGTTACCTTGAAGAGAAAAGTAACTTCTAAGAATGGTAGTCAAAACAATCCACCATCTTTAAAAGACTCTCAAAAGAGAGACATCAAGGGAACATTAGTTGGAAATGGTTCTGATGTTAATGTCCTTTATAAAACGTATGAATGGAGTTATGCAGGTAAGAGTGGTATAGGTGCTGACCTGCAGGCAGTCCAAGTTATTAATCTTGTAGAGTATTCAGAAGGTGAGGACTTTGATGTCATACCTGATGGATATAAGTCAGGAGATAACTTAGACTCTGATGAGATTCCTTTCTAAATAAGCTTAATGCTGAAGTGGGTTGTGGTTGGTGGGAAAATTTTATAAAGGAACATTTGATGAGTAAAAAAGTAGAAACACTAGTCCAAGATATTTACAGGACTATTGATGAAGGTTTAGATAAAAGAAAAACTGACAAAGCTTTTATTGAAACCTTTAACAAAAACGTAATGGACTCTATTGAGAAATTCTTATTTGAAAAGAGA